GAATATAATATTTATTGCCATTTTCCTAAGTTCTTTGATATTGTTTTCTGTAGGAAAGTCCTTACTTATAGCCGCTATCGCCTTGGGCGTGATAGGGCTATGCAAGGAGCTGTATGACAAGTATATCAAGAAGACATTCATAGATTGGTGGGATATAGTGGCGAGCTTCGTTCCTTATCCTCTCATTAAATATATTAACCGATGAATGCGATACAATATTTTGATTGGGGATACACTAATGGCCTAAATGGGTATATAAAGTATATAAATGCAGGAGTTAGGTTTGTATCCCCGATAGGGGGTAATAGGTATTGGAATGATGATAATCTAAAAGAGAATCTCTCTAACAATGAGATTATAATTAATATAAAAAAAGCCCTTAATAGTAGAGAGGAGATAAGGCAACAATATACGGATTATAGAGTAATGCCTAGTATAGTTATTGGTTTTTCAGTCAACAAGAATTTGTTAGATATACAATTGTTACCAGAAAAAGACTATCAGAAAGCGGAAAAGTTATATTTATTTAGCAATGAACAAGAAATAATACTGACAAGAGAAGGGAAAGATCGCATTAATCAAGGAGGAGATATTAATATTACACTACTTATAAGTATACGAGGTAGAGAATATAAATTACATATTACATTTATTAACAGATAACTATGACACCAAAAGATTTTGTAAAGAAATACAAGCCCTTTGCTCTCGAAACAGAGCGTAAGACGGGAGTTTCTCACCTTTTTATATTGGCACAATCAGCCTTGGAGACTGGTTGGGGGAAGAGTGCTCCTGGTAATATGATGTTTGGCGTGAAAGCATCTATTTCCACGCCTCTTGAAAAGCGTCAGCTGGTTCAAACCACGGAGATCCTCACCTCTGACAAGGCTAAATTCCCTGTTATTATCAGTATAGAAAAGCGCCCTGATGGCAGGTTTAAGTACATTGTTAAGGACTGGTTCCGCAAGTACAACAGTCCAGAGGAGAGCTTCACTGATCATGCCAACCTATTCCTGAAAAACAGGCGATATGCCAAGGCACTACTGGTAAGGAGTGACCCGTACAAATTTGCAGAAGAAGTAGCAAAGGCAGGCTATGCCACCGAGCCTACGTATGCCGAAAGACTCAAGGGGGTGATTAGAACGATTGAAAAGAATGACCAATGAAAATTACCAATGAGAAAGAAATTGTATTTACTATTAGCTCTTATGGTGCTTTTAGGGTGCAGGAGCAAGAAATCAAGCCGAACCGATCACAGAGAAGATCAGCAAATCGAAAGAAGGGAAGAAAAAGACAGCCTCTCTCAGGTAGAAAGTCATCAGGAAGTCGCTACTTTTGACCTCCAACATTCGCAATCTTACGAGCTCTCGCTTGAAAATGATAAGGACAGCATAGAGGTGCAGCGCGAAAGACGCATAGTAAAGAGGCACGACGGGGAGGTCTCTCATATCGAGGTACTCAAGGTCAAGGGGGGGAAAGCTACCCTAAGGGTAAAGCAAGAGCAAGCGCAGCAAGCAAGGCAGGTAGTCCGTAGGGAACAGCGAAGAAGTGAAGGGCATTTCTCTCAAAAGAGAAAGGAGGTACTTACTTCTCATACTATGGAGCGAGAAACACTTCGCCAAAGGTGGGGATTTGCATGGTGGGTAGAGGGCTTATTGTTGGTGGTGGTCTTATGGTTGGGCTATAGAATAGTAAGAAGATGGATAGGATAGAGTTTCACTGTGCAGGGAGTTACTCAGAGCTCAGCCCTTGGCAACGAGAAGAAGTCTGCCTACGTATGGAGGATGATCGGCGTGACTTTCAGGAGCTATATCGGGAGATGGTGCTGATCCTGCTGATGGGGAATCCTTCAAGGAAAAACAAAAAGCGAGTACAGTGGCTGCTCTCAGAAATCTCTATCGAGCAGCTCCTCCCATTGGGAAAGTTCCTGCTCACCGATAGGGACTTGTTCTCCTTTCCTGAGATCTGGGATGGACTCACCACTCCCCTACCTCGATTGAGTAATTGTACCATTCGACAATTTTCCGTGGCGGACATGCTTTTTTACCAATACAGCAAGAAGCGTGAGGAATTGTATGCACGCCAGCTGGTGGCAAGTCTCTACTGCTGGGGCGCAAGTGAGTTTGACCCCTTGCTACTCCCTAAAATTGCGGAGGTAACCGATAGCATTTCCCCTGGCACGCGGGCTGCGATTGTTTTTGCCTATCGATGTACCAGAGAGTACATCATAGAGCGCTATCCTGCTGTATTTCCTAAATCCTCTTATAGGGAGGATACTCCTATATTCAGGCGGCAGGGGGATTATACCCCCTTCTCCAAGGTAATAGCGGCCATGGCGATGGACAGCACCCAACCCTTGGGCAATTGGCATGAGTGCAGCGCGACGCGTTTGTACGATTTTTTAGAAATATTGAACGAATCTATTCTCAGAAGTAAGCGCACATGAGAGATCTCTTTGTAACAGATACATTCGAACTGGACTTGAGCCGAATATCCATCTCCTATCAGGAAGAAAATCCGCGGTTCAAGGATACTTTCTTTACTCAATTCTCCCTCCCATTTGAGTTCTATATGAATGCAGATCTGAGGGTCAAGATGGGTAATTATACGGCTATCAATGCCCTGCGGATAAAGAAGAAGCATGAGGGCTACCATGTGATGGATGGAAGAGCCAGAAAGGGAACTTTGGAAATTCTATCCATAGAAGGAGAGCTGGTACAGGCGCAAATTGAATCAGGTTTCGAGCAGCTGCCAAATTTTGAAAAGAAGCTATGTGACTTACCGCTGGCAAAGGTAGCTGTAGACAATATCTATGAGCATGCCAATGTAGTCTGTAGGAAGAGATACCCCGAGGTAGATTATAATTTTCCTCGTGTAGTTTATAATAAGGATAACAGCCAGAGTGGCTGGGAAGCATTCGAAGGATTCTTGAACCACACTCGTAATGGGGCTTTTATCAATAATAGCGAGGATTCTGGCAATAGGGTAGTCCGCAATATCATTCACCCTATGCCTTACCTACTCTATGTACTCAAGAAAGGATTTGCCGATGCGGGATATACCCTTGCTGGAGATATTCTCACCGATGAGGACTTCCTCCAGCAGGTGATATACTCGGGAAAGGAATATTACAAGACTTCAGAGCAGCAAGAGGTCAATATGACCCCGCAAAGGGATAGCCTTACCCAGCAGCGAGAAGTGAGCGGAGTAGTATTTGGAAAGTACCAATCCGAGACTACCTTGGACAAGGTCGGAAAGTGGCGCTTGGTCTGTAACAATGCTCATATACTAACCCATGGAGAGCCATTTATCTATCGGGTGAAGCTGGATGGTGTGGTGATCCGTGAGGGGGCTATCAGTGAGCGCCAAAGTACCTTGAGCTTTACTCAGGTAATTGCCATAGAGACAGGGGGCGCCCATCAGCTCCGTTGTGAGTTCGAGGGGGCTTGGAATAGCCCCATTGAGCTATACCTGAATATCATTGCCCAGCATGACGCTCAGGGGAATGTGATTGAACAGGTGATTAACAACAATGAGGTAGACCTCAAGCGGGCTGTCCCTGATATTACCTTCGGAGACTTGGTCAAGACTATTAAGAACTGGAAGAATTACGATCTGGAGATTCAGGGGGACAAGATCTTTATGAATCGTATCCACACGGAGAATCGCCTACAGATGAAGGACTTTCGTCCCTTTGCCATCAAGGATCCTAAGAAGACACTCACTACCAAGGAATCTTACCTTATTAAGTTTCCGGATATGGACGAGGCTAAGTTCAACTATCCTGCGGTACTGATCGATGAAAATGGCATGCAACTCTCACAAGGGGAACAACAGGGGAGCACTCAGGTAAATATTGAGGGCTACTGTCTGCCTAAGGTACTCTATAGGGGAGAGCATTCCTGTATTCCACGAAAGAATGGAGGTAATGTATTAGGGCTTATCTGGTATGATGGCTTGCGGTATGGCAACAAGAATGAGGGCGAGACCAGAGAGGAACTCCTACCCCAAAAGGTGACCAAGTACTGGGAGGAATGGTACAAAATGCGCCTATCCTCCTATGAGCTCTCATGGAGCTTTATAGCCAATAAGAATCAGATACGGGAGTTTGCTCTAAGGGATACGCTGTATGTGTATGGCCAGCGATTTTTTATCAAGTCCATCACCAAGAACACCCTTAGCCGCGAATGCTACCAAGTAGAAATCACTCTAATCAATGTATAATGGAAAGGGAAAAAGAAATAGGGAAAAAAGCTGCGATCTTGCTCAAGGGCAGTTTACAAGGGGAAGTCTCTACCCGCTTTGGAGGTCATCTCTCAGGAGGGAAAGCGTCCCTACAGGCTGCTACCGCAGTAGCGCGCATGCGCTATTCCAAGCGGGCTGATGGCACTAAGCAGGCGTACCTCAAGGGAATTGCTATCAAGATGCCACGGCATGGATTTATCCAACATTACGGGATAGAAGCCTCCCGCGTAAGGGCTGGAGGCACCCGCACTCGTGAGAAGCCCAAGCAAACTACCTACTTTTTTAGGGCTCACTTATATTCTAAAGGAATGAAGGAAAAACCTTTTATTGATGAGGCAATAGAAGCCAGCGAGGCTGTCGCCTACTTGGCTGAGGAACTCCCTAAGCAGCGCGGAGAAGAACTACTTATCTTTATCAAACAACAATTAGAAAAACAGTAATATGGCACGAAAATATATTGCAAGAAGTTATCATATATGGTACCCCTTTAACGAGGAAAAACCCACAGTTGCTAATTTCAAAAAAGAAGAAGAGATCATGGAGTGGTACTTCTCTGAGAACCCTATCTACAAGACTTGGAAAACAGGAGAGCCTATCCCTAATAATGACCGAATGTCTGTTATATTCCCTGAACTCTTCCTCCTCCCTGAGTTCAAGGGATACTCAGGCAAAACAGAGTTATTTGTTCCTTTGGAAGAGTACCTCAAGAAAAGAAAAGCAGAGGAAAAATACAAACCCAGTAAGAAGACCAATAAGACAGAAAAAAAATGGGTAAAAGAAAATGGAGTTTTAGATCATTGGGAATGGAAAGATGTACCTGTCTATGAGCCCCTAAGTGAAGATGAAATATACCAAGAGTGGAAAAGATATGCGGAAGAGTGGGAAAAAGATAAATATATCTTTAGTATCTCTATTACTCCCAATGATTTCGTCGAAATATATGCCGAAAATCAGGACCTAAGAAATATAAAACCCTCTTACTTCGATCGTATTCTTAATGCATGGACGAGGCGTATTCGTGGGCGTGGGCGTGGATTAGAATATTTGCTGCGGTATAAGAACTTCTCTCAGCTCCCACAGGGAGAGACAAAGCTCACCCTTACCTTTACAGCTTATGCTGTTAATAATGGAAACAACATAGAGTTGGAGAAAAGGGAGGTGCCCATTACCCTAAAGCGAGAAGGTATCGGAGGAGGAAGCGGCAGCGGGGAAGGTTCTAAGGATATCTATACACCACGGGTGGTCAATATGACCCTGAACAATGCCACTCGGGAACTCTTTGTCGAACCGATGACGGAGACTGGAGAACTATTACAGGTAGCACACTTTATACATAATATCAATAGTTTTTTGGTTCTACACCAAAAGTTCGGAGGGGTAAAGCATTATAGTGAGGGTGCCTCTCATTGGCAAAGGCCATATACTTTTGAAAATGATGGACTCTTCAAGGTAGAAGTAGATAACGATGATCTGTGGGCATGGGCTAAGTTCTCTCTATCGGAGAACTACAAGCGTACAGGGGTAGTTCAGGGCTTCGACTTTAGCCATGATCAGGTGATCGTCAAGGAGGATAACTGGCTCTTTCAACGGGTATTCTCCATAAGGCTGAATGTTATTAATGACCTTACTTCTTTTTCCTTTGATAAAAAACACTATGAAGCAACTTTATATCGCGAGAAAAGAGAAAGGTATGAGGGCTCTTTTCGTATCAACAATGCCAATAGGCTTACCTATACGATCACCCCTTCGGCGGGTTTGGAGATCGTGGAGGTGAAGCACAATGGAGAACCCTTTGTTTTGGTTAAGTTCCGCTCCAAGAGCGCTGAGACTTTCCCTCTGGGGCTTCAGGAGGAATATATTACAGTCAAGAGCAACAGGGACTCCACGCAGATTGTTACGGTAGACCTCACGATCAAGACTAATCTGGATTTCGAACAGAAGGATATATACTTCTGTCTGGACAAGGATATCCTTACAATAGCACAGACGAATGAAAATTCGGAATTTGCCCGTGCTAAGTTGGTGATGAATTTCTCAGGATATGGCCGAAGGGTGACCACCACTCAGGAGTATGAGTATGTGTTCTTTAACAACATGGCCAAGATTGACCTTGGGGAAGAAATTCAGGATTTCTTCGAAAACTTGCCTGATCTGAAAAGGCTATATGTCAATAACGAAAACACGGCACTCCCTGTGGAGGTGATGAAAGCTACTGAGGTAAATGTTACGATTGTGGAAACCAACTTCAAGGGGGAGGAGTTCAAGACTCACAAGTTATCTTCCTTGCGATACCTCCCTGGTAGGAAACCTCTCTCCTACCCTTACCTGACTAATGTAGGGTTACGCTCTACCTATACCCATTCACTAATCTCGGTAAGTGCTCTTACTAAGGCTTTTAAGAGAAATGACCTTGGGAAAATTGCTTCTAATAGCGTTGATTCTTCTGGTTTGGTGGACGATTACGGGGTGGCTAATCTTTGTTTTTGGAGAAAAATAGAATTTAAAATGCAAAACTACAAAAAATAATATAATTAGCTCATACAAAGAGGATTATTTTTTTGATAGGAAGATAAGAGAAGACAGAGTCTTAGATGATTTGGACAGGCTTTTTCAAAATTAGGTTTCTAAATCGTTACCTAATACATTGAAAAATATTTTTTATTAGTAGGTTATATTTCAGTGTTTTACACCTTTTTTCATATTGTACAGTAACTTGATAAAAAGTACTTTCGCAAATTAA